CACCTCAAATTGCACAAGCAATTCAAGAGCGTGCAATTGCACCAGCTGCTTTAGGCATGTCAAGCGTTTGGGAAACAGCACGCCCCGGCGGCCTTCAACAAAAAGTCAGTGCTCAAGTAGTTGACAAACTCTTGGAAGCTGGTCAGGCTCTGGGCAAACCTAATTATGGTTTGAAAACTGCCGCCGCTGCCGCTGGTGTTCCAACGGCTACTGCTCTTGCTGGTTTAGGTGGTGTTGCCGCAGGTGCTATTCCTGGTGCTTTTGGTATGCCTGGTTTTACACAACAACAAGCCATGCAAATGCAACAGGATGTTGTTGATCCAGAAGAATACGGCTCCAGCAATTCTGCTGGTGCTCGTTATAAAGCACCGACCTTGCAGTACGTATAAACAAAAATTACGAACTGCTAAAATTTGTAGTAGATAAGACATGTTAATGTCTGCATCTTTCACCCGATAAAACTTCCTGAGACTCTGGAGGATAACACAAAGTGTTTATTGATAACGATTTTCCAAAAATTCTAGGGGCCGAACTCTATCGTCCTCACCCTGCTTACATTGCCGAAATGGCAGTTGAGCCCGTGGTTGTTCACGACTTCACTCGTCAGCCTGGTCAAACCGTACAGCTCGACCGCTACAAGTTCTGGGGAACCCCTGGTACCAAGGACAGCCGCGAGCGTATTTCTGATCAAACTATCGGTACTGCTAACAGCCGTAACATCACCAAGGAGAAAGTCCTTGTGGTACTTAAGGAATACACTGGTCCTGCAGACCCCGGCGATCCCACCCAGCCTTCGACCTTCAAGATTGCTCGTGAGACCCTGATCACTGCTCAGCGTTTGCTGCTTGACAGCGGCAACCTGAATATGTTCCACCAGTCCATCGGTAGCCTCACGCTGCTTGATGACTATCGTCGGTGGCGTGACCGCGTCTTCATTGACGAACTTGCCAAAGCTGAAGCCAACGGTAAAGCTTCTACTACCCAAGGTGGTTACTACTTCCCTGGTAACAAAACCAAAGATACTTCCGGTCGTATTTCCTATACGTCTACCGAGTACACAGCTGATATTCAACAGTTCCAAGTCCGTACCGACTTGCTGAACGTTGTTAAGGACCTGCGTAAGCGCAACGTACCGACCTATTCCGATGGTCTGTATCGTTGTATTTGCGATCCCACGTTCATGATGCACCTGCGTCGTGACCCCGACTTCCGTGAGATTGCTCGTTACGCTGGTAACCCTGGTCAAGGCATGTACATGGGTAACCCCATGATGCCTAACAACTCCAGCTTCTTCATGGGCCCCCAAGCTGGCCAAGGTTATTTCCTGGCTGGTGAACCTGTGATGCCTACTGGCGTTCAGTTTGAAGGTGTCAAGTTCTTCGAATCGACCAACTTCCCTTCCAAGTCCCTGAGTGCGTCTTTCGACGGTGGTTCCAACTACTCCACCCAAGAAGTTGCCCAAGGTTACTTCTTCGGTCCTCAAGCCATCGGCGTCGGTATCGGCGGCCCCAATGCCCAGGTGCTGATCAACAACAACGATGACTTCAGCCGCTTTATCATCTTGATTTGGCAACTGTACGCTGGTTTTGAAATTCTTAACAAAGATTTCGTCACCACCGGTTTCAGCTTCGTCTCTGATGATGGCAACATCTGATAATCAACAATAACTCTTAGGAAAAATAAATGACTTACTTGTCAGCTAAAAAAATCTATCCAGGTAACTGGACAGTACCCTTAAACGGTTGGTACAAGAATATTGATACCACCGGCGGCAGCACTAATAATGCTTCTAAGGCTGGCCCCACTTCGGTGCTGGCCGTCCCCGGCTACCGTTATTTCCAAACCCGTGGTTATGTCCCCGTAACCTGGGCTTCTGGCTCTGCCACCACCAGTGGTCAGACCATGGCTGTGATCGTTCCTTCACCTTATCGTCAGGACGACACCCGTACCGACATCACCGGCATGGTGATCTCTGGTTCTAGCGCCCAGGGGGCATACGTTTACCGCTCCGCTATCTCCGTTGCTTCTGGCTGGGGTGATAACCGTGCTGCTTCTGGTGTGTATGCTGCCACCGGTAACGTGATTTCGTTTGGTCGTAACAACGCTGGTAGCCCCACCGCCGCCTCAGGTGTTGGCGAAAGCGTGATCCAAGCCAACCTGACTTCCACTGTTTCTGGCGACGCTGCTACCAAGATCTTCTTCTCTGGTACTAGCCAAGCCTTTGGTACCGACCCCTTCCTCACCGCCACTGGTGCTGCAGGCGTTACCAATACCAACGTGTATTACAAGGCCACTAGCGCAACTACCTTCTCGGTGTTTGCCAAGGGTGCCGCTAACGATACCGCTGTTTCCGGTGGTGTGTACATTTCGGATGCTGACGTTGCTGCAGGCCTCGTTGGTTACCTTGCTGTGGAAGTTTGCTACATCCGTCCGGATGACGCTCCTAATTACGAAGATATCGATAGCTATCTGAATAATCGGACCGTCAGTACCAACTGATTAGGCTAAAGTAGGTATCAGATAACCTCTGGTACCTATGCTTTATCAGCACAAAAAGACTGCCGCACGCGTCAAAATTGTTAGCGAGTTTGATAACGGCGATTGGTTTATGGTCGAAGATCAGGACGGTCGCCTTTTTACCGCTTACAAATCCGAATTAGAACTTGATGAGCCTGCAACCAAAAAGGTTCAAACTCTCCAAGTAAAGGACAAGGCAGCAAAAGAAGAGCCACGTGTTTTTCCTCCAGACACTCGTTTAAACATCAACGGTGCCACCCCTCAAATGATCGCTGATCATATTAAGGGTATCGGTCTTAAAACTGCTCGTGAGATCAAAGATCTCCAGATGTCATTATCGGGTGAAAGATTTAACAATCTTGAGCAGCTTAAGCAAATTAAACGAGTGGATTGGGATTCTGTCATGGCAGCCAACCTAATTCGAGTCTGATACTCATCTCCTTTACTCCCCCCGGCCAACCGGGGGTTTTTTCGTTTTAAAATAAACAAAAGACTATTGATAATGGCTGGCGGACCCGCAATTTATTTAGGAAAGACAGGTGCAACTGGTGGTGTTACTGGAGCACACGGTCATTTTGAAGTAATTAAAGATGGTAAGCGTTACGGATTATCGCAAGCCCGTGCTGATCTTGGACAAAAAATTCAATTTCGTTTACCTAATGAGCAAGCTTGGCAACAAATGTACAGCCCCGCAACAGGGGGTCAATTCCGTTTAAATCCTGCAATCGGATTGACAGAAGGTATTGGAATGCGGGCAGTGCATCCTGTAACGGGAGCAAAGAATGTTGCACACCAAGGTGAAGACTACAACTTCCCTGAGGGCACCGACCTGCGTTTTATGGGGGGCGGGAACGTTCAAGGATTAGCCAATGTAGGACGTGCTGGAAACATTTCTACCTTGCGTACTGGTCCGTATAAGTTGGACATGTTCCACATGAGTAAACTACCTGGAGCAGCTTCCGCACCAGAGTCGACAGTTATTCCAGAAGCACCTGTACTTCCTGGTGGAGCACCAACAACAACAACAACAACAACAAACGACACTCGCACCAAAGATATTCTTGAAGCATTTATGTATGGGACGCAATATCAACAACCACAAAAAGAAAAAACCTTGGCAGATACCTTAAAAGGTGAGTTACTTGCTGGTGCGCTAACCAATGCCTTAGCACCAAACAAATCTTTTCTTTCATCTTTTGTTGGTCAACAACCGTATCTAATGGGACAAGCCGCATCTACATCAAATTATCTTTCTGGATATCCAGTTTGATTCTTTACTTTATAATGAATAGACAGGAGCAATAAGAAGTGAATTTATCTGACTTTGATAAAAGTAGGGTCAGGTACCACCTAGGGTACTTCACTGTTTCCGTGCCTGCTGGTGATTATGCCAGGCTCGAAGAAGCAATGAATACCGTTCCAGATTCTTATTTCTACGATAAAATTGTTATTCAAATTGGTCGTTGTGATACGGCTGAAAAGAAAACCGAAGTTGCAACTTCTCCTTCGACTAGGTTAGAAAGCATTGCTGGTGACGTTGATCGTACCATCAGATCCAGTAATGCTAAAGAAGCATTGAAAGTCTGGGATGAAATTTATCTTTACGAAACCAATCGTTTAGCTGGTATTCTTTACGTTCCCAACTACAAAGATCCTTTCCAGGCTCGTTACCGCTACGAGCGTTCTGGTGCAGAATTCATCCAGGCTTTACCTGGCCCAGCGGATACTGCAGTTGGTTCACGCATTTATTTAAGAGAGGTGTGTAGGTAATGCCGCGTTTTAATATCGGACAAGTGGGTGGATTGCTTCGTAATCTTGGAGGCCAAGTCTCAAGATCTTTCGACAAAGACCTTATGGCAGGAGCTTTAAGGGCACGGGTTTCTCCACGAAGCGTAGTGCGAGGAGAAGCTAGTTGGGCAGATATGCTAAAAAGTGCTGCCAATACGCGATCATTTCAAGGTGCTACGGCAGCACTTGCAGGAAGTATTTTAAATCCTTCAAGCATTGAAAACGTTTTGAATCAAGTTGGTCCGAATATTGATCGTACCGTAAGTAATATTATTCCAGACAACATTGAAAACTGGGCAGGGCGTACTGCACGGGAAATGGAAAAAATGGGACTAGAGGGTTTGTCTGGGACCATGTTTACATTACCGTTTGCTGCAGCGCAAACGTTTAATCAGCCAGGGGGGTACAACACAGCACAGCGACCTGTTGGTACATTATCTCAACTTGGTGGAAAAGAAGTTGCATGGCGAGGACCTGACTTAGGGTGGCAAAGAACTTATTCAGAAGGTGTTAGTCCACCTTCTCCTGCCCCTGGTTCTTTACAGGACCTATCTAGTGGGCGGCAAGCCGGACAAGTGGGATCCAGTGTGATCTCCAATGGGGCCGGTGTTCCCGCACAACGCTCTGATGTTATTAACCGCGCACTCTCTCAAGAAATACTTAACGCTGCTCAGCAGTTCAATGCTCCTGCAAACATTCCTCTTTCTTCCTACTATGAGGGCCAACAGCAATTGGGTAGGAGTATGATGCAGGACGGAACTTTGGTGAGTCAGCTCCAGGAACTGGGTGGTGCGCCTGGTATGACACCAGAAAACTTAAAGACTTGGGCGGAGAAAAACCCAGCCCTTGCGTACAGAGAACTATTGAAACGAAGAGGCGTCCAATGAGTGAACGTCAACTTTTAGAAAAGTTTCGCCAAACACCCGAGGCTCAACGCCTTCTGAAAACCATTCGGTTTGCGGAAGGTACAGCTGGCCCTAAGGGTTATCAAACTACGTTTGGTGGTGGGACATTTAACGATTTAAGTCGCCACCCAGATCGTGTAATTCACGGCAATGGGTATTCAAGTGCTGCTGCAGGAGCCTATCAATTCCTCCCTGGAACCTGGCAGTCTCACGCCAAAGCTCTTGGACTACAAGACTTTGGAGAGGTAAACCAAGACATTGCAGCACTGCGCGGCATTCGTAGTCGTTTAATGCCTATTGGTGGTCTTGAAACTCTTCGTAAAGAAGGTCTCAGTCAACGGGTAGCCGCTGCGCTAGCGCCTGAATGGGCGTCATTCCCAACGGAAACTGGACGTAGTTATTACGGCCAACCCGTTAAACCCTTGGCGCAATTACAGAAGTATTACGGAGCGGCTCCAGTATCTGCTCCAGCTTCACCACCAGCTGTGATGCCACCTCCTCCAACGTCTGCACCACCACCGGTCAACAGCATTCTTTCGTCCTTGGGGCTTATGTCCCCTGGTACCGAAGCGAAGAAAAACTTTGCGCAAGAATTTGCACTTGGTTTTATTCGGCCATTACTTCCCAATATTTTTGGAACTGTCCCGTAATGGCACGTTTTGCTGACTACGTAGATGCAGCTTATCTGCCAGGGGAAATACGTCGGTCCACTTATGGAACGGCAGTATCAAATCCCCTGGCTATTACTAAGTATGAAGCAAATAAAAAATGGGGTTTTCAGCCAGGAACTGCCGTTAACGGTACGTCGTTTCAAGATTTTTTAAATTGGCAAAACAACCCAGATGCCGCATTGTCTTCCAAGGTTAAATTACCTTCTAAGTTTTTAGCCTTCATGCAAATGGCTAACGGTTATAATTAACAAAAAGCTGAAGTAAGAAGCGTGTCCTCAACTAGTTCCAATAAGCAGCCTGTATTTACTGACCGTCCGTTATTCGACTCAGTGCGAGTAACAACGCAGACTGTGGGAAGTGCAGCAACCAATACTTTGTTTGTACAAGGTGGTCAAGCACCTTCTATTCTGGTGGACATGGATGCCACCTTAAGTGAAGATAACAATTCTGGTGGTGTTGTTGATTCCATCACTATTGTCCGCAACGACTTTTATCGTGGTGCTGACTACACCCTAGATTTAACAACCTCCGGTAATGCTGTTTCGTTGGTGAGTGGTCAGATTGTTTCTATCACAACTACCGGTGCAATGAACACAGGCGTTGCCAGCGGTGTTGGCTACTACACATATACAGGTGCTACCACGGTTACAGGCAAGCTTGGTGCGTTGAACTATTCAGGTGGTACCACTAGTGGTTTTAACTACCAAGGTGTTGCCTATGGCTATCAACAAGCGGCAACCTTTGTGTTTTACCAAACGCGTAGTACGACCACACCCATCCCTGGTTCTGGTGACTACCGCATTATTTTTGCAAAAACAATTCCAGCAAACAGCGGTACGATTGACTGCTCTGACGTAATGCCTCAACTGGCGTATCCCATGCCTACTGCAGGTAACACAACCGGTCTTGGCACCAGTTCTCCACTGCGGAATAAAGGAATCTATCTGGAGCGAGGCGACCGTATTTACGTTGGTGTCTTCCCTGATGGTCCTAACTCATCTGGTTATATTCCCGGTGTTCAGGTAATTGCTCAAGGCGGATTCTTCTAACCAGTGGCAAAAAAAAGAAACGACTTTGGTTCTTTTGGAGCCCTGGAAGTTCCTAGTGTTGTTGGCGTACAACCAATAAAAACAGAGTTTTCCCGTGGTTCCGTACCCAACTCTATTCTTCGTATGGACAGGGAAGCGGCCTGGACCAGATGGAGACGAGGGTATGAAATTTCCGTTGGGGTAGGCGTTCAACATGCGTTAACTTACCCTTTTCAATACCAGGTTCCGTATCCAGATGGCACTGCGCCCACAGAAGGGCGTCAGCCTTTAATCCTTGGCGTTGTGCAGGGCTTTCCAACTGCTGGTAAGGAATTCGGCGTGCACTGGGCGGGCTGTCGAATAGGGGCCATCCTACGCTTTGATAACGTAACGGATTCAACTGGAGTGTTGGCAAGTATTGCATCAGTAACAGAAGATGATGAGTACTGGTATGTACAACTTGCAGGCACATGGAGCAGCGCCAATCCCTTACCGCCACCGCTGTACGTCCCTAATCCTTCTGGAGACCCTATTAAACCTTTACTAGGTGAGATATTGGAAGATCGGATTATTACGCCTGGAGAGCCTCCTATTACCAAAGACACTTTGAATCCTGCAACAGATAAAAGATATGGATTTGTTCAAGCAATTTTAATTGATGTTGATGGTGAAAACGGCATTTTAAAACTACAAAGAACTAGTTCTTTTGAAGCAAGTCCCGACAATGTTTACTTGACACCCTCCACAAGAAAGCCTAATTTTGGACGTTACTTAACCATTGGAACTCGTTACGCATGTTCTTGTCAAGATTTTAGCCGTCGCAGTTATGCTTTCATGATGAATTTAGACGGCAAGGAACGGCGCCGTTTTCCGTACACTAAACCGTCGCTACTTAAATATGGACGTCACGAGTTAATAACAGATCCTAACTCTGGCGCTATTGATAACCGTGCAATGACAAATGCAAATACAAATAGAGATCTTGCATTGACGTCGGATTCAATTGATAACCCTGGTGTGTTTAATGATTTTGGTGGGCGTTATTTAAGGAATTTTTCTGCTGCACGTAGGGCGGAAGGTCCAACTACCTTTGTGGACTACAAAGCCAAAAACAATCAAATCATCTCTTATTCTGACTATTGGGCACCGTTACTTGATGAGATGAGATACTGCAAACATATTTATGCACTTCGCTTTGAAGAAGGTATCTTGCCACCAGAACCATCAGATCTCCCTGTGGATACAGAAGAAAGCCTTACGAAATGGGAACAAGATTTAGTACACGAAACTTCTGTAACGAAAGAGCATATTCAAAGAATGAATGGATTACGCGCCTTGGCTCTTATGGACGTACCGCCTAAAAATTTCCAATCACCACAAATTCTTCCAATGATGCAAAAACTACTTAATGTTCCAGCTTCTTTTATTAGATTAGAAAACTTTAGAATGCAAGATAAGACCGGCGCGTTCTACAATCCAGCAGCCGGAGAAATGCCCGCTATTTAACATGGCTGACTTTGGTGAAATTATTGAAACGCGTTACATTCTTTCCGAAGAACAGTTAAACGCTAGTAAATTTGGCTTTAGTGAAGTGTTTTACAGTGGTAGCCCCACGGTGTATTCCCCTGGTGATGTGGTAAATCTGCCATATGCCTCTGGTGAAACCTCAACAATAAATGCGTTGGGTGCTGCCTGGGCAGCATATGCAAGCGGTGTTGGACCAGCATAAAAAAGCAGCCCCTTAGTGGGACTGCCTTAGGTTTTATTTTAAAATCAAACGGCAGCTGCCATTTTATTCAAGTGCTTGCGTACTTTTTCAACGTTCCAACGGTAGCTGTCGCGTGAGTAGGTACCAGGGAAGGCGGCAAAGTGGGGACCGAGTTTCAGGGTGCCATCATCGCGATACTTGAAGAGAGTTTTGCGATCAATGCCCAGGAGTTCTTCTGCCTTTTGGACAGAGACCCATCCGTCGTTTTTGGCCATGACTTGAGTGAAAACTATGTTCGTATCTAACCTACCAAGGTGACGGCAGCTGTCAAGGGGTTTTTAATTTTCTTTATGTTTATATTTATGTGGGAAATGTGTGAGGGCAAATTAAAATAAGATAACTGCAAATTGAGCATGTTCAGCTGCGAACACGAACCCCTCGCATTGCTCCTTGAACTAACTCCTAAACTTGCAAAGAAACGATTCAGACAAGCTATTTACGATTCCTGGGACTGTAAATGTGGTTACTGTGGGGAGGAAGCAACGAGCTTGGACCACATCATCCCACGGTTCAAATCCGGTTCCAGCAACCGGAATAATTTGATTCCTGCATGCCGACGCTGTAATACAGCCAAGGCAAGCGAGCAGATGGAAACATGGTACAAAAAGCAAGAATTTTTTAATCAGGCTAAGATGGATAGAATTAAAGCTTGGATGACATACGAGGCGGTCGACCTCTTTGTGTACCAGGTAGATACGTTGCAACTGGCGGTTTAAAATGGGAATTTTTTACGATCCTCCTTCAAAGAAGTGGCAAGTAACTGAAGAAAAAACAGATTACGAAACGCAGCACCAAACTGTTTTTGAACTTTTACCTGAAAATTTAAACGAACAATTACCAACTACTTCTCAGCAATTAGTTCAAAAATCTAGGCAGGTGATGGTAACTGTTCCTAAAACTACCTATCAAAGCGTACAACAAAGCAAACAAGTATATGACTCATATTCAAAAACATATAAAACTGTATATGAATGGGTTTCAAAGCCAGTAACTACTTACCAGCAAGAATGGAAAACAGAATATTACAATGATTGGGTAACCGTTGAAAACCCTATTAATATAGAACAAAATTACATTAATTCAATCTTAAATGCACAAAATAAAAAAGCAAATCAAATTAATGAAACAACCAAACAAAGCAATATTGCTTTAAACAAAAAAAATGAAGATTTAAATATTGCAAACACAAATAAAAACAATGCGTACAAAACAACTGTTGCGGCAGCCTCTGGAACAAGGGGGGGTGACTACGTTACACAACGGCAACTATTAAAAGACATCGCCGCAGACCCTGGTATCACAGATGAGTTCAAAAAAAATCTTGAACAAAATTTTAAAAACTTCTATCGTACAGAAAAACTTGAAACCTGGGATGCAAATCTAGGAGCTAAGCCTGAGTATGGAGACTTTGATCCCACTTACTACAAAACTCAAAATCCTACAGTTGCGGAACAATGGAAAAGTGCAGTAGCAAATGATGACATTGATGTTACCGAGCGCTACGGAGAGAATAATTTTTATCTACAAAACTACACAACACAAGGTAAACCGGCTGGAATGCGTGGTAATGCATCAGAGGTTACAAAAGCATCTAATGCATATTTGGAAACTCCACCGACAGATGCTGATTTACAAGCGGTTCGCGATTTACAACTTGGCATAGATACTAAAACGCAATCTCAACGTTTACTTAATATTCCAGAAATTGCACAGCAATGGGAATCTGCCAAGAATGGCAATCCATATTGGAGTAAATTAGCCAAAGAAAAATATTTAGATATATCAAAACCCGATGAATTTGCGGCATTGTTTCGATTGTCAGATCGACCGGAAGATAAACAAGTAAGTCTTAACTACAACATCAATTCTGGATACGGTGTCACTGAACTTGAAGACGCATTAAATCAAGCCGTTGGTGAAAAAGCCGTTG